AAGTTCAAGGAGAACCCAAACTACTCAGTTTGCTTGAAGAAAACAAAGAGCTTACGGCAGCGCTAATACAAAACTTCAAAGAAGATATTCTAAAATCGTAATATGGAATTTCAAACTATTGACGGAAAAGTAAAGCGTGTCAAAAATTTAAAAAAACGTATTATAAATTGGGAAGCTTCAAGCAGAAGCAAAAGGCAAAAAGCTGTAAAAGATTTTTTGAAAGATTACTGGTTTTATCATGTGACTTTTGAAGAATTTCCAGTTGTTGGCACAAGACTAAGTTTAGACTTTTACAATGCCAATAAAAGAGTCGCAGTAGAAGTACAAGGCTCACAACATACAAAGTATAATAAATTTTTTCATGGTGGACACAAAAATAATTATCTTGAACAACTCAAACGAGACCAAATCAAAGCAGAATTTTGCGAAGTTAACGATATTATTCTTGTAGAAATCTATGATTCAGACATAATTAACAAATCTTTGTTTAAAAAGTTTGACGTCACCCTATAAATAGTGTAAAATATATACATGAACAACCAAGATATTGATCCAGACAATTTACCATCTTTTCAATTACCCGATTCTGTATTAGATGAAATATACGAGCTTACTGGTAATGGAGATCAGCACAACAAAGGATTTGTGATGGCTTATGTCTCTGCAGATGGCAGACCCTTGGTTTACGCAAGGTCCGAAACACAGATAATTGAAATGGGCCTAAGAAAAGCAATTGAAAAGTATCTTTATCAAGTAGAAAAGCTAGAAGATGCAATTCATCCCGAAGGTGGAGAAGAATAACTCTTGACTTTCGACATTAGATAATATATAATTTCCCACATGATTTTTTCGCTTGAGCTAGAAAAGCAATTACTAGCTGGATTAATAAAGTATCCACACAAATATTCAGATATATCAACTCTCACAACTTCTGAGGATTTTTATTCTAAGGATACTATTGTCCATAAAACAATATATAATACTCTTTCGCAAGCAATTGAGCAAGGAGAAGAAATCAATGAAACAATGCTTGCCCATAGAGTTACCTCTCTAGGTATTTCTTTTGAAGATAATATTACCGTTGGTGATTATATATCCTCCCTCGCCCTACAAAAACTAAGTGAGTCCACAATAGTTAATGTTGCACGAGAACTTAAAAAACTTACAGTTAGACGACAACTTGCAGAATGTGGAAAAACTATTGCAAACGCTATGCACAAAATGGACGCATCAGAACCATTTAACAAAATTATTGCAAAAGCCGATAAGTTATATAACGGACAAATAAATTTATATGACGTAGGAGAAAGAAAGCCAGAAAACATATTTGAAGAAATGAAAGAACTTGTTGAGTTCAGAGGAAATAATCCTATTACTGAATTTGGCATGATGGGGCCACACAAGCGAGTAAATGAACTTTATGGTTCACTATTGAGGCCAGGAAATATTACGGTTATATGTGCTCGAGCAGGCGTTGGTAAAACACAATTCTGTATGGACTATGCAACAAAAGTCAGCGCAGAATATGAAGTACCAGTATTACACTTTGATAATGGTGAGATGAGCAAAGAAGAATTAATCATAAGGCAATGTGCAGCATTATCAAAAGTTCCAGTACATTTATTAGAAACTGGTATGTGGAGACAAGCAGGAGAAGCTGTTGTTAAGAAAGTCAGGTCAGTATGGGAAAAAATCAGTAACATGAAATTCTTTTATTATAATGTTGCGGGTATGTCGTCAGAAGATATGATAAATTTGCTTAAAAGGTTTTATTTTTCAGAAGTTGGCAGAGGCAAAGAAATGATTTTCTCATTTGACTATATTAAAACTACGTCTGAAAGCAATGATAAAAACAGATCGGAGTGGGAGCTTGTAGGTAACATGGTTCAACGATTTAAAGATTGTATTCACAGAGATATTAAGTTTGATGGCGAGCCAGTAATTTCTATGCTCACAAGTGTTCAAAGCAACAGACAAGGAATCGTAAACAATCGTCGTGCAGAAAATATTGTAGATGATGAGTCTGTGTTTTCATTGTCTGATCGAATCGTGCAATTTGCCTCTCATGCTTTTATTCTTCGCAAAAAAACGGAGGATGAAATGGAAGCGGAACCAAACTTTGGTACGCACAAATTAAAATGTGTTAAGTATCGTCATTTAGGTCAAGATGTAAATGGGGCTGTCAATCCAGTCAGAATGCCAGACGGTAGTTTACAACAAAATTATATTCATCTTGACTTTAACAATTTTCATATTAGTGAAAAAGGCGATTTAAGAGATCTAGTTCGATACCTCGGACAACACCCAGAAATTGAAGAAGATGGAGAATAACGTAGACGTTAAATCAGTATTGGAAGAATTAGGCTACAAACTTGTGGATTGTGGCGATTCTTGGAGAACAAGCGCGATTTACAGAGGCGGAGATAATCCAACCGCAGTAAAAGTGTATAAAAATACTGGAGTGTGGACAGATTATGTTCATACAAATAAAAGTATGCCGCTTGCAGCTTTAGTACAAAGAACATTAAATACTAATGATCCAAAAATATTAAATAAATATATAAGTACTGAAAAAAATAGCTTATATACATATAATAATAACACATCTAAAATTCAAATGGAAGAAACATATTCAGAAGAACACTTAGAAAGATTGTTACCGCATTACAAGTTTTACAATTCTAAAAATATATCAGATGCGACACTCAAGTTTTACAAGTGCGGGTTAGCAACTACTGGTGCTATGAACAAAAGATATGTTTTCCCAATTTATAATGAGTCAGGAAAGATCTGCGGATTTTCTGGTAGAGATGCAACAAACTACAGTGACAGACCAAAGTGGAAACACATGGGTAAAAAAACAAGCTGGAGTTACCCATTGTATATTGGTCGCGATAAAAAGCTTGAAATATTTGATTCAATTTACAAAAATAAAGAAGTAATTTTAGTTGAAAGTATTGGAGACTCAATGGCGTTATACGAAAATGGATACAAAAATAATTTAGTTACTTTTGGTTTAGACTTGTCTCCTAAATTGTTAACAACTTTGGTTACACTTAATCCCAAAAATATTATTATTGCCACTAATAATGATTCATCATCAAAAAACAATCGAGGTTTACAAAGTGCTGTTAAAATATTTTTAAAATTAATAAAATATTTTGATATAGACGGAGTTACAATTCAACCTCCAGTTAAAAATGACTTTGGCGCAATGCAGGAACAAAATGTTGATTTTGATTCGTGGTACAATAAAAAGCGCGATAAAAAAAGAATGTACAAATATATATTAGATTGTTCAAAAGATTTGCCAAAAACACTTGTAACACCAACAAGTAAAAAATTAATTCAATCAAGGTTAAATGAATAAGCTTTCCGCGAGTAGAATCAAAGTAGCTCAAACTTGCTCTTGGCAGTATTGGGCTAAATACATTTTAAAACTACCAGACAAGTCCAATGACGGCGCTAAACGAGGTAGTATATGTCACTTAGTATTTGAATGTCTCGGCAACCCAAGGCACAAAAAACATTATACCAAAATACTTAGAAGTAAAAATATTTTTGCGTCTGAACCCGTGAAAAGACTTGTGTTAAAACATGCAAGAAAAGAACAAGTAGATGATCAAGAAAATATTGACTTAATAAAAGACATGACTCTCAACGGCTTGAACTATGACTTTTTCGGTAAAGAGAATGGTAAGCCAACAAAAAGTATTTCAGAAAAAGAATTTAATATAGAAGTTGATGAAGACGGTAAGAAATACGCTATAAGAGGATTTATAGATAAATTATTTTTGTATAAAAAGAAAAGTTTAGCAGTCATTCGCGATTTTAAAAGCAGCAAACAAATATTCAAAGGTAAAGAAATTACAAACAACTTGCAAGACTTAATGTATTCTCTTGCTGTCAAACACTTATACCCCGAATATTTAAAAAGGCAATCTGAGTTTGTGTTTCTTAAATTTGATTTAAACAAAGATATTTTTGGAGAGTTTGGAAAAGGACTATTAAAAATGGTAGAAGTTACCGACGAAGAGTTGGAAGGCTTTGAATATGAACTAACAGAAATACAAAAATATTTAGACAACTTTAGTATACATCATGCTAAAAGTAATTACGCATCAGATCAAGATTATCCCAAAGATGGCACATTTGGAGGGCCGCTAGTGTGTGGAAAAGAAGGTTATAAAAAACGCAGAGGAGAGTTTTTACTAGATGCGGAAGGATGTAAAATAGAAAACTACATTTGTTCTGTGCGTAAGCCTATG